GGAGTGCAGCTGGGCTTCAATCGGGCGCACAAGCATACCGACACGCCGAGCGACGACGAGCTGCAGAACAAGATCATTGACTCGGTCATGATGGAGATCTGCGAGTGGTTTTCTTTCAATGAGGACGAGCAATGAGCGAAGAGAACAAGAACCAGGTGGCCGGGCAGCACTACAAGAAGCTGGCCATCCAGCCCTGGGATTACATCATTCAGAACCAGATCGGCTACATGGAAGGGTCGGTGATTAAGTACATCTCACGCTGGCGCGACAAGAATGGGCTGGAAGATCTCTACAAGTGCCGTCATTTTCTTAATAAGCTGATCGAGTCCGAGGAAAACAAATGACCAAAGATGAGATTGCCGATCTAATAGAAGCGTTGCCGCAAGGTCTGGACGCCGACGAGTTTATTTACCGTTTGGTCAACTGGGCGGTGGACATCGAGCGTAAAGCCTGCTCTGCAATCCTCGAGGCCGATGCCAAGGCGCGTGGCCTGACCGATACCGCCGCCGTATTGCTGAAGAATGCAGAACGAATCCGAGCAAGGGGCAAAGAATGAACTTAATTATCTGGACATTTGTCGAAACCTACAGAAGGCGCCGATTCTTTCAAGGCCGATTCTCCAGCGCAATAGATGCATTGCGTCGAGCCATACAGGTGGCGCTCGGCAAATAATGACTTACAATAATTGCCAAGGAGAGAATCATGGAAGAAAAGAAGCAGCGCTCTGGCGCAGTCACAAAAATACGAGCAAGCCTCAATGGCCAGCCACTCACGCACTCGGACCTCAGAGAGCGAAACCCCGAGTTGTCTGACGGCCAGATCAGCATGAGCCTGGCGCACCTTCGCAAGCGTGGCCTGATCGAACAAGAGAAGATCGCAAGGGTCAAGGGCTTCGGGCGCAAAGAGATCTGGACCTACAAGCTAAAGACTGAGGACAAACCAACAGCATGAAGAACCCTGGTGGACGACCCAAAGAGCTTAATGACGCAATAATTGCAAAGGCGCAAGAGTACGTTGACGGCGGTTATGCAGCAGATGAGCTTGTGCCAACTATTGTCGGGCTGGCGCTCTACATCGATAAGAGAAGGCAGACGATCTATGAGTGGGCTAAGGAAAACCCTAAGTTTTCTGACATCGTAGGAAAAGTTCTCGAGAAGCAAGAGCGAGGGCTGCTCAAAGGCGGTCTACAAGGCGACTACAACGCTTCGATCAGCAAGCTGATGCTCACCAAGCATGGTTACTCGGATAAGGTCGAGAACGAGATTAGCGGCCCTGGCGGTGGTCCAATGGTGAACGAGGTGAGGCTTACCATTGTCGATCCTCAACATTGAGATTCCACGCTGGGCAGTTGACGTCTTAACGAAGCCAGCTCGATACCGTGGCGCTTATGGTGGCCGTGGATCAGGAAAGTCTCACGCATTCGCTGAATACATCATTCGCCGATGCGTTACCGCCAAGACCGATGTTGTCTGTGTGCGAGAAGTCCAGAAGTCCCTCAACCAGTCGGTCAAGAAGCTGCTCGAGGAAAAGATCGAGGCGCTTAAGGTCGGGCAGCTGTTCGAGGTGCAGCGCGACCAGATCCTAACACCCCGCGGCGGTCGGATCATCTTCCAGGGAATGCAGAATCACACAGCAGACTCGATCAAGTCGCTCGAGGGCTACGACATCGCCTGGGTCGAAGAAGCGCAGTCATTGAGCCAGAGAAGCTTGGACCTATTGCGCCCGACCATCCGAAAGCCTGGATCAGAACTCTTATTTACTTGGAACCCTCGCTACCAGTCGGACCCGGTCGATCATCTCTTGCGCGGTCCAGAACCACCGCCCGATGCTTTGGTGATCGAGGTGAACTACGAGGGCAACCCGTGGTTTCCTGACGTTCTCAAGACCGAGATGGAGTACGACAGGCGCAGAGACACAGACAAATACCTTCATGTCTGGAAGGGCGCTTATGTCACCAACTCCGAGACCCGAGTCTTCAAGAACTGGAAGGTTGAAGACTTCGAGTCACCACCCGACGCTCTCCACCGCCTGGGCGCTGACTGGGGCTTCGCTGTGGACCCGACGGTGTTGGTCCGATGCCATATCATTGGCCGAACCCTCTACGTTGACTATGAGGCTTACATGGTCGGCTGCGAGATCACCGACACGCCAGAACTATTCTTCACGGTCCCAGAGTCTGAGAAGTGGCCAATCGTCGCAGACAGCTCCCGGCCCGAGACGATCTCTTTTATGAAGCGCAACGGTTTCCCCAAGATCATGCCAGCAGTCAAAGGGCATTATTCGGTCGAGGAAGGCGTCGAATGGCTGAAGTCGTATGACATCGTCGTTCATCCGCGATGCGTTCATACCATTGACGAGCTGACGCTTTACTCTTACAAGCAAGACCCGCTGACCGGGAAAATACTGCCCAAGCTCGAGGATAAATCGAACCACGTTATTGACGCGCTACGTTATGCCTGCGAGGGCGTGAGACGAGCGGCGAAGCCTATGGCAGCTATTGTGCAGCCCTTGCCCGTGAAGAATAATTGGTAAACTCGCTTTATGAATTACACCAACCATTACAACCTACTAATTGAACGAGCAAAAACTAGGGTGCTTGACGGTTATTCTGAGCAACACCATGTGGTTCCTCGATGCATTGGTGGCTCAGATGATCCAGGCAATCTTGTGCGTTTGACCGCAGAGGAGCATTTTGTAGCTCACCAGTTACTAGCAAAAATTTATCCAAATAACGTCGGTTTAATTTTTGCCGTGCTGGCGATGGGCGCAAGAATTAACAACAAAAAATATGGATGGGTCCGAAGGCAATTTGCCGAAAAAATGAGGACAATAGATCGAAGCGGTTGGCAAAGCTCTAAGTATCGTTCTGACGAACACAAAAAAAAGATTGCCGAATCTATAAAGAAAAGCTGGGAATCACAAGAAAGAAAAACGTCTCAAAGCGCTGCAATGAAGGGAAGAAAATTTTCGCAAGATCATAAAAACAAACTGAGCTTGGCGAAAAAAGGAAAAAAACTGTCCGACGAAGTAAGAGAAGCTATGGCTCGAAGTCGCATCGGAAGAAAAGTCACCTGGAAAACCGTTATATGTCCGCATTGCCAAAAAAGTGGTGGAACTCCAAATATGAAGCGCTACCACTTTGACAAATGTAAGAGTAGGCTTGAAAATCAACAAAACATGAGGAGCTGAGATGGCCCGACTCACCAACGACCAGCGTCTGGCGAATATTCACGCCGAAGCGATGGCCGAATTTGACCGAATCCAAGAAGCAGTTCGCGACGAGCGCCTGCAATGCCTGCAAGACCGACGATTCTATTCAATCTCTGGCGCACAATGGGAAGGACCGCTGCGCGAACAATACGAGAATAAGCCGAAGTTCGAAGTCAACAAGATTATGTTGGCCGTTACTCGAATCATTAACGAGTACCGCAACAATAGAATTACCGTCGATTATGTCCCGCGTGACGGCAGGCCCGAGAGCAAGATTGCCGACACCTGTGACAAGCTTTACCGCGCCGACGAGATGGATTCGAGCGCAGAGGAAGCTTATGACAACGCATTTGAGGAAGCAGTCGGTGGTGGTTTCGGCGCCTGGCGCCTTCGCACGGTCTACGAAGACGAAGAGGACGACGAGAACGAGAAGCAGCGAATCATCATCGAGCCGATCTTTGATGCCGACAGCTCTGTGTTCTTTGATCTCAACGCCAAGCGCCAGGACAAGGCAGACGCCAGGCGGTGCTTTGTACTGACAGCGCTAACCCGTGAGGCTTATGTCGAGCAATGGGGCGATGATCCCGCGACCTGGCCGAAAGAGATCCACCAATATGAGTTCGACTGGGCCACGCCCGATGTCGTTTACATTGCCGAGTATTATCGCGTCGAAGACGTTAACACCACCGTCAGGATCTTCCAGAACATCTCTGGCGAAGAGGAGCGTTATACCAGCGAGGAGCTGGACGACGAGAAACTCGAAGAGCTTTCGGCCATTGGCACCATCGAGGTTCGCCAGAAGCGAGTCAAGAAGCGCAAGGTCCACAAGTACCTGATGTCTGGTGGCCGAATCCTAGACGACCTCGGATATATTGCAGGCAAAGACATTCCCATTGTCCCGGTCTACGGCAAGCGCTGGTTCATTGACAACATCGAGCGGTGTATGGGCCACGTTCGCCTGGCCAAGGACGCGCAGCGCCTTAAGAATATGCAGCTCTCCAAGCTTGGTGAGATCAGCGCCTACTCGAGCGTCGAGAAGCCGATCATGACGCCTGAACAGGTCGCTGGCCACCAGGTTATGTGGTCAGAAGACAATCTCAGGAATTACCCTTACTTGCTGATCAACCCCGTGACAGGCCCAGACGGCGCAACGCAAGTCACAGGTCCAGTTGCTTACACCCGGTCAGCGGCCATCCCCCCGGCCCTGGCTGGGCTTCTGCAAGTGACCGAGCAAGACATTCAAGACATCCTCGGTAATGCTGGCCAGCAAGAGCAGATCGTTAGCAATATATCGGGCAAAGCGGTCGAGCTGATCCAGCAGCGCATGGATATGCAGACGTTCATCTATATGTCCAATATGGCCAAGGCCGTGCGGCGCTCTGGCGAGATCTGGTTATCGATGGCCAAGGATGTCTACGTTGAAGAGGGCCGTCGCATGAAGGGCGTCGGGCTGGCAGGCGAGCTTGAGAGCATGGAGCTGATGAAGCCCACGGTCGCAGAGAGCGGCGCCCTCGAGATGGAGAACGACCTATCGAATGCCGATCTCGATGTTATTGTGGATGTCGGCCCATCTTCGAGTAGTAAGCGCCAGGCCATTGTCCGATCTATTATCGGAATGATGCAAATCACGCAAGACCCAGAGACGCTTCAAGTTCTGGGCGCGATGGCCATGATGAACATGGAAGGCGAAGGCATTGCCGAGGTCCGAGACTACTTTAGGCAGAAGCTGATCCGCATGGGCGTGGTTAAGCCAACACCAGAAGAGGCCGAGCAAATGGCCGCGGAGATGCAGGCAGCGCAGGCACAAGAAGATCCGAATGCAATCTTCTTGCAGGCTGCAGCTGAAGAGGCGATTGCGAAAGCCGCGAAGGCTCGAGCCGATGTTATCAACACGCTTGCCGATGCTGATTACAAGAATGCAGGCACAGCAGAGCGCAACGCCAAAGTTGTCGAGACGCTGGCCAAGGTCGAAGAAGACGACCAGCGCCTGGCCATCGAATCCGCAAAGGGCATTCAAGACATTTTAGGAAGAGGACCGCGTGGCTGATCCCCGAATGAAAGAGCTGGCCTATCAAGCTCTGGTCTCGCAATTTCAAAGCCCAAATCTAGGATTTGAAAGCATTACAGACATTGAAATGGCCCCGGCTGCTACGCCGAACATCCCGTCGCCAACACAAGAGTTTACAAGGGCAGCAACACCGACCATTGGACCATTTGAGCCAACCATGCGCCAACGGTTGTCTGCTGGAGCGCAAAAAGGATTAGAAGCACTTGGTATGCGCCGACCCCAAGCAAGGTCGGTATCGCAGAGCATTTTCGGTGGCCCATCGTCAGCATTGCCTGTTGATCTTGGCGTGGCAGATGTTGTCCCATTCCTCGGCACCGCGATGCAAACCGAAGAGGCTGGAATGCAGCTAAAAAGAGCGGGGCAACTTGCCGAACAAGGGGAAATGGGGCAGGCCGCGCTCGAAACAGGCATGGGGCTATTGGGGTTGGTCCCTGGCGCTGCTGGGACGGTTCAGGCGGCTAGGCCGATTGCAAGGCAGATCAGGGCGCTCGGCCCAATTGACGAAGCAAAAAAAATTGGCCCATTTTCGGCTTTGCAGAAAGACGCAAATGAACTATTATCAAGAAATGAACCACTTCAAATCCTCGAACCATCCGCTGCGCCTAGTGTCAGACCCCCTGCCGTACCGGGTGGGCAACCTAATATCTCTGCACCGGCCGCGGGAATTGCAGACCCTACCGGACGGCTTGCCTCCGTACAATATGTGCAGCTGCCGAGCGGAGATTTTGCCACCAGCACAGCCCTCTCCGAAGCGAAACGAATTAACGTAGGATTCGACAGGGCCGCAACGCCTGAGCAAGCCGCACACATTACGGCGGGTTTGCGAAAGTCACCACAAGAGCAGCTGGTCGCCTTAGTCGTTGATGAGAACGACAATCCAATTCAGATTATCAGACACACGATTGGCCTGTCTGCTCAAACATCTGCGGAGCCATTTTCGTTTTTGGGCGCAATTGCCAACACACCTGGCGCAAAAGGGTATTGGATTTCGCACAACCATCCAAGTGGCATGGCCACGCTCTCGACAGCAGACAAAAGACTGACAGATGCGTTTGAACAGTTGTCAGCAAACACGGGCATCGAAAATCGAGGAATACTTGCAATTGGCAAAGATCAGTTTGCGTTTTATAACCCCAAAACTCGCGAAGAGGTTGAAAAACAGCGGATACCGCCAGCTGTCAGAAACAAACCATTGAGCATTATGGAGAGGGTGTTTAAGAAGACAAACACGCTAGACTCCACGTTTATTCAAAACAACTCCCAGGCAAGAGCAGCGGCCCAAAAAATTGCTGGAAATGAAACTGGTGTAATGTTGTTGAACAACCAGAATCAACCTGTCGCTTTTGTACCACTCAAGGACAAAGACTTTTCTGTGCTGAGAGAAACTGGAATTGCTAAAGATTTGTTTGGCAGCATGGAAAAAGCAAATGCTAAAAACGCCATTTTTGTTTCAGCTAATGATATTCCGCTTGAAAACATCTCTAACTTGAAAAAGTTTTTCGATCAAACTGGCGGTAACATGGTCGATGCGCTAGTTGGCAAGAATTTGGATTCTAAACTTTACGAGCTTCCGCCAACCGGGCTTTTGACGTTTCGCGCAGCTGCGCCAATTGGAATTGGAGTTGGCGCAACTGCAATGCAAGGCGAGGAAGAGGTACAATAATTGCGGCACCCCGGCCAGCCGAAGATGGCCGAGCAAAGGAGAAAGTAATGCCAGCAGAACAAGAGCAGGCCGAAGCGCCTGAAGTCGATCTCGCAGATCTTCAGGACCAGCAAGACCTCGAAGAACCAGCGCAAGAAATAGAAGCAGAGCAACAAGAAGAGCAGCAACAAGAGCAGGCGCAAGCGCCGCAGGCCGAACCCGAGCCAGAGGAAATCACCGTGATGATCGGTGATGAACCCGTCGAAGAAGAGTCACAACCCGCGCCCGACTGGGTGCGCGAACTTCGCAAGAAGAACCGGGAAGACCAGAAGCGCATTCGAGAGCTGGAGGCCAGGCTTGCACAACAGCAGGCACCGCAGGCCACCGCGGCCCCCGGCAAGAAGCCAGAGCTGGAAGACTTCGATTACGACACCGCCAAATACGAAGCCTCGCTTGCCGACTGGTTCGACAAGAAGCGCCGCTATGAAGATCAAGTCAGCATGGCGCAGCGCCAAGAGCAAGAGGTGCAAGAAGCCTGGCAGAACAAGCTGCAGAACTACGCGCAAGCCCGAACCTCGCTGAAGGTCAAAGACTTCGAAGACGCCGAGTCTACGGTGGCCGAGATGCTCAACGTAACCCAGCAGGGCGTCGTGATCCAGGGCGCTGAGAACCCCGCGCTTGTGATCTATGCCCTCGGTAAAAACCCCAAGAAGGCCAAAGAGCTGGCGTCCATTGATGACCCCGTTAAATTTGCCTTCGCCATTGCGAAACTGGAGACCCAATTGAAAGTCACAGGTAAGAAAATGCCACCACCTCCCGAGAAGACTGTGGGCGGTACGGCACCGATCCGAGGAGCTGTCGATTCAACTCTTGAGAGGCTTCGAGCCGATGCCGAGAGGTCTGGCGACTACTCCAAGGTCTATGCTTACAAAAAGCAAAAAAAGGCTTAGAATAATTACTACGGTATCGCCAACCATTAATCGGCAGACATTTTGAAGCCTTCCATCCGGGCGCAGTTGGATGAGAACTTGAGCAGTCCCAACATTTTCTCAACCCGATTGAAAGGAATTTAAAATGGCTAACGCCTTTTCCAAAGAAGAGCGCGTAGCCTTTGAGGACATCCTCGAAGGCTTTAACGATGCTCTAGTGCTTTCCCGCAACGTCACGGTTTACAACACCGATCAAACCATGATGGAGCGCACCAACAACGTCATCTGGCGTCCTATGCCCTACATCAGTCAGTCCTTTGGTGGTTCATTCACCCTGGACATGACGGGCAACTTCAAGGACTACACCCAGTTGTCGGTCCCCTCAACCATCGGTTTCAACCGTTCGGTCCCCTGGATCATGTCGGCCATCGAGCTGCGTGATGCTCTTCAAGAGAACCGTCTCGGTGATTCTGCCAAGCAGAAGCTTGCATCGGACATCAACATTCAGATCATGAACGTGGCCTCTGCACAAGGTACGCTTGTCGTTCCCCAGGCTGGCGCTGCAACTGGCTACGATAACCTGGCCGAGTGCGATGCCGTGATGAACGAGCAGGGCATCCAGATGTTTGATCGTTACGCAGCTCTGTCTTCGCGTGACTACAACAGCATGGCTGGCAACATCGCCAACGGTCTCGCTACTGTCGGCGCTCGCGCCTTCAATGGTGACAAGTCTAACACCGCCTACGAGCGTTCGTTCGTTGGTATGGTCGCGAACTTCATGACCTACAAGATGGACTATGCCAACCGTATCGCTGCTGCAGCTGGCGCTGGTGACACCATCAACACGACTCTTGCTGGTGGCAATAACTACGTTCCTGTCGCAACTTCTGTTGCCGCTACAGGTGAAGTCTCCAACGTAGACAACCGCTTCCAGACCGTGACCGTTAACGACACGACTGGCGTGGTTGCTGGCGACTGCTTCACCATCGATGGTGTTGAGGCCGTTCATCACATTACCAAGCAGTCCACAGGCGAACCCAAGACCTTCCGCGTCACGCAAGTTGTGAACGGTACGACCTTGGTTATCTCTCCCCCGATCATCTCTGGTCTCGACGGAAGCGACGCTTCTGCTCAGTACCAGAACTGTGAGGTGACACCTAACGCTGCTGCTGCTATCAGCTACATCAACACAGCCGCTTCGGCGATCAACCCCTTCTGGCAGAAAGATGCTCTCGAGATCCTGCCTGGCCGCTTTGCAGTTCCCTCGGATTCAGGCGCCGCCATCATGCGTGGCAGCACCGACCAGGGCATTGAGTTGGTCATGCAGAAGTTCTATGACATCAACACCATGAAGATCAAGTATCGTCTTGACACGCTGTTCGGTGTTGTGAACAAGCAGCCTGAGATGTCGGGCATCCTTCTGTTCAACCAGGTCTAATTCATGGGGGGCTTCGGCCCCCCTCTACTGAAAGGAATCGAGATGTCGAACATTGTTTACTCTAATGGTGATGCAACGATCACCGTAGGCGCTGGTGGTTCTATCGCCGTCGCTACCATTGCCGAGGCTCAGGTTTACGAGCTTGTCGGTTTCCCTAACTATCCTACCCAGCAAGACCTTCTTGGTACGCCTTCTGACAACGAGATCACCGTCTTCGGCCCCTTCGCCGCAGGCGCAACGATCCAGATCGAAGCTGGCGCAACTGAAGTTTTTTACAACGTCGGTGTTGCTCCCACGATCCCTGAGTTGACTGGCGGTCGCCTTGACGTTACTGCGACTGCTGTTAACGTGACTGGCGCAGTTTCTGCCGCTGCCATCCTCGGCGGTATCGTTACCTCGACAACGGCTGCAGCTGTTGCTGGTACGGTTCCTACAGGTACTGTGATGGCCGCTGCAACTGAGCTGGCTGTTGGCGAAGGCATCGAGTGGGCCGTCATCAATACTGGTCCTAACGCCTTCACGGTGACTGCTGCTGCCGACCACACCGTTGTTGGTGCTGCTGCTGTGGCAACTGCTACATCTGGTCGTTTCCTGACTGTTCAGGCGACTGCTGGCGTGTTTGTTAGCTACCGAGTAGGCTAAACCCAAGGCCCAGGCTAACCCCCTGGGCCTGTTCTTAAGGAGTCTGCCATGCTGATCTACCCGAGCAAGCCCCAGCCGATGAAAAAGCCGAAGCCTGCTAAGAAGAAAAGGAAATAATCATGCCGCTCAAAAAGGGTTACTCAAGCAAGTCCATCGGCAAGAACATCAAGATGGAAGAGAAGGCTGGAAGGCCGCGCAAGCAGGCCGTAGCAATTGCTCTCAATGTGGCGCGTAAGGCTGCAATGGAAGCAGGCAAACCCAGTAAAGCCCCCAAGCCTGCCAAGAAGATGGCAAGCAAGAAATCCTCTAGCAAAAGGAAGATGGCATGAAGATGATGGCCAGTAAAGCACCCGCTAAGAAAGCAGCCAAGAAGCCTGCAAGCAAGAACGGCCCTATGGTCAAGCTTGCCAAGATGGAGCTGAAGGACGAGCGCAAAGAGATGGAAGACGAGCGCAAGTTTCGGGCGCAAATGGATATGGAAACGGTCATGAGAGCGCAAGAGATTATGTCGGACCGCTCACGCATGGCGATGGTTAAAAGGCTTGCAGCCAAGCAAGCGCAGATGGCGAATAAAATCGCTGGCAAATGAGTACCGCAGAAAAGACCAACCCGAAGCTTTGGGAGTCAGCAAAGAAGCAGGCAACTGCAAAGATGGGTGGTCATTCTGCAAGGGCAATGCAGTTAGCAGTCAAGATTTACAAAGAAAAGGGCGGTGGTTACAAGGGCGCGAAGCAAGCCTCTAACAAGCTTTCCAAGTGGACCAAGCAAGAATGGACCACCAAATCAGGCAAGCCTTCGAAAGAGACTGGTGAGCGCTATCTGCCCAAGAAGGCCATCGAAGCGCTTTCACCGCAAGAGTATGCGGCGACAACCAGAGCAAAGCGCAAAGGTGGTGGAACGGGAAGTGTCGTGAAGCAGCCGAAGAAGATTCAGAAAAAAGTCGCAAAATTTACTAAGTGAGAATGAACATGGAATTTCCAACCTTCGTATACAAACCCGGTGGACCAGGCAAGCTTAAGAACAAGCGGTATTCGTACCGCGCAGTTGAAGACGAGGCAGAGCGCCAGTTGATGCTTAAAGACGGCTGGATGGCCACGCGAGAAGAAGCCTGCGGTTTCGCTGCACCCGTTGAGCAATTGGTCGAAGAGAAGGCCGTTGAGGTTCAAGAAGAGCCAAAAGACGACGCACCACCGACACGCGAAGAGCTTGAGCAGATGGCCAAAGAGCTTGGCATTAAATTCGATGGCCGTACCAGCGACAAAAAATTGATCGCTTTAATCGGCGAGAAAGTCGAGGGAGATGATGGGCTGGACTAAAAGGCAATTCGTAACGCAAGCATTCGATGAGATTGGCCTAGCGTCATATATCTTCGATCTGCAGCCCGAGCAGCTCCAGTCGGCGCTTCGTCGTCTCGACACGATGATGGCCACCTGGAATGCCCAAGGAATACGACTTGCCTACCCGCTTCCATCAAGCCCCCAGGACTCAGACCTCGATCAGGAGACTGAGGTACCTGATTCAGCGTATGAAGCGATCTACACCAACCTTGCCATCCGAATTGCGCCGAGCTTTGGCAAGCAAGTGGCCGTTGAAGTAAAGACCACCGCCAAGCAGGCTTACAACGTACTATTGCAAAGGGCCACGGCGCCCATCGAGATGCAGCTGCCGAGGACGATGCCTGCTGGTTCTGGCAACAAGCCCTGGCGCATTGATGACCCCTTTGTTGCACCACCACAAGATCCTGTCCAGACTGGTCCCGAGGGCTTCCTCGAGCCTCTGAACGTATCGAACATCAACTCTTATTGAGGAAGCCATGCCTACCATCAATCAGCTCCCACTTTTAACCCAGGTCTCGGCTGGCGACCAGTTCGCGGTCTACACGCCCAACAATGGAGACGCCAGGCGCTTGCCTGTGTCATCCCTGCTGACATACTTCCAGCAAAGCTTCGCGGCCCCGACAATGGCCGTCAATCTCTACACGCCAGGAACAGGCTTTAACATCGCCGTGCCAACGCCCGTGTCTCAGCAACAATGGGTGTTGCTCCAGCCTGCTGGTGGACTGGCCACAGGCACCGTGACATTGCCGTTGAACACGCAGACGCCCGACGGCACCGAGATATTGATCACGACCACTCAGCAAATCACGACATTCACCATTGCGCTCAATGGCGCTGCTGCTATTTATGGCAACGGCCTCACGGCCCTGGCCGCTGGCGATCAGCTCCGCATTCGTTACTACCAACCGACCAATTCCTGGTACAGGATTGCCTAATGGCCAAGCAGCCGCTCAAAGACCCCAAGGGAGGGCTAACAGCGGCTGGCCGCGCTCACTTCAAAAAGAAGGAAGGCGCCAACCTTAAGCCAGGCGTTAAAGGTCCAGCCGATACACCAGAGAAGATGCGGCGCAAAGGTTCGTTCCTGACCCGGTTCTATACCAACCCATCAGGTCCATTGAAGAAGGCCAACGGCGAGCCAACGAGGCTTGCTCTTGCCGCAAGGGCATGGGGTGAGGCTGCACCGAGTACACCCGCAGCTGCAGCTCGACTGGCCGCAAAGGGTCGGGCGCTTCTCAAGCGTTATGAGGCATCGAAGAAATAATGCAGATCCCTATTCTTAACGGCGTCTTTACCGATACGGCCCCAGACTTCAGACAGTCTTACCCGGTCAATCTGGTGCCTGTTGCACTTCGCAGCGGGATCTCCAACGGTTACCTTCGGCCAGGTGATGGAGTGGTGCAATACGCCACAGGCCCAGGCATCGACCGTGGAGGCATCGAGTGGCAGGGCGTCTGCTACCGCGTCATGGGAACTAAGCTGGTCACAGTTGACGCAAATGGTAATGTTAATGTCCTTGGCGATGTCGGTGGACC